CCTGGGTTGTCACCGTGCCCATAGACCCATTCATTGCGTACAAGTACTTCGTCTAACGCCAGGTCTTCCTGCTGGTATACAACAGCAAAGCGTTCTCCTCGGTTGGACATAAGGTTAGAAATGTCTCGCCATCCGAGACGGCGCGGGTCCAAGAGACACCCTTCGGGGTAAGCAGGAGCCGTGCGCTTGTGATTATCCGGTAAACACTTTTCTTCATAGTGAGCCTTATAGAGTAGATGTTTGTACTTCTTGTCGCGGCGAAGTTCTGCCAGTTCTTCTTCTGATAGTTCGTCCAGTGCTTGTTCGGCCTCATCGTCCAGAGGCTGCACCATGTCTAAAGCAAAGCGATAAAGGTCATCAGGAGCAAGACGCTGACCAATAAGAGCAAGCATACCTGCAGGTTCAAGTCGGGTTTCTGCCACGTCTTGGTACCAATCTTCCATTGCTTCTCGCATTTCTGCAGAACGGACTTTGCGAGGGTCCACAAGGTCGTCCCAGAAACAGCCATCGAAGCGTCCTCCGATGAAACCACTATCCATACCGTAAGCACTTAGTGTCGGCTCCTTTTCAGAAATAGCACCCATCTCTTCTGGTTGCATAACAATGAACGCTTCGTTAGTCCACAGTTCTTTTTCCAATGGCTTAAAGCGTCCAAAATCGTGAGCCATTGTAGTAACAGCATCCATGGCTTGGCCACGTGCTTTTAATTGGTCATCCGCTACTTCTGGGATAACACGTTCTAGTGAACGGCGCACACGCATAAGGTTTCGCTTGGCTAGGCTCATGGTCGCACTACCGGTCAAAAGTCGTGTAGAGCGGTTGCGGCAAATAATCCAGCAGGTGATGTCGTGAAGTAGAGTTGTTTTACCAGAACCAGGTGGCATGTTCATAACCACGTATTCTTTTTCTGGCGACTCAAGAAGTTCTACAAGTGCAATACCTGCTTCTTCTTGCCATGGCGTAGACACACGACCAAAGTATCGTTCACGGAAATAACCAAAATCTTCCAGTGCTAACTTGGCTTCGTCTGACAGATTGTCATACGCGATTGGGCCTGAGAGTTTGGCTTCTTTTTTTAACTCTCGGTAGTTGCTGGCAGAACTATCTATGCCTTCGTCGGCACGTAGATTCTGGGCGGCTTTCTCCACGCGGTAGGCCGTGGCCTCCGAGAACTTCGCCTTGCGAGCACTTTCCGCAATAGAAAATCCCGCTGTGCGTGCTTCAAAGTACTTCTTTCGTTGTACTGGTGTTACAGCCATTTATGTGTGCAATGCGTCAGCAAGCAACCCACGAACCCTGTACCCAGGTACGTTTGAGTCACCGATGGTAAAGATGCCACCTAGTCCGTCGTTGTAATCCTTTACAGCAACAATTAGTACGTAGTCTTCGACTACTGGCATCTCCCACGGTGCATCACTTGGTAATTCCTCGTTTATGCGGTTGAGAAATTTGGGAAGGTTTTCATCAAGCCATGCTTTAAGTGACTGTTCGATTACTTCCCCGTGTGACATTATTTTGCTGTGTCCTGCTGAACCGAAGTCGCCGCCTGGTTCGCTAGGTGTGTAGCAAGAATAATGTTGCTTTCAAGGTTGCTCTTGCGCACGTAGTGCAAACCTTGCATGCATGTAGATGCTAGGACGCATATTGACGCAATAAGACCCTGTACCCCTGCTGGGATGTGAAAGCCTGGGTGAATAATTGCTAGTACTGCCCCTGCTCCTGTAAGGAGTGAGGTGATGTGTGGTGCATATGTTTTTTTCATAAACTTAAGCATACCATGAAAAATCCCCCCAGTCGTAACCGAGGGGATTTTTTCATAAGGAAGGGTAAAACTATGAGTAAGCGACCAATTGCCTACACACATAGTATACACACACTATTTGTGCGGTGGCAAAAAAAATTTAAAAAATCGCACCAAGGTGCAAAATTGCTCTAGGAGCGTGGCGTACCGTCCGCGTTCCAGAGAGCCTTATAGTCTCGTCTACGCTTTCTACGCCATCTAAGGCGAAGAGAGGTGACGGTATTATCCCGCCGGCGGTTGCGAAAAATCAAGGCCGCTTAGGTTTAGGTTTTGGCTTTACGGCTTTAAACTTAATCTTGGGGTCGGCATATTTGCGATTGGTGGTCTGTATGTCTTTTTCGCCGTGTTTGTTAAATGGTTGGCCGCAGCCACAAGTAGAACACATACACCAAGCATACACATAATAAACACCAAGGTGCGTAACATGTCGCGCAAAATGTGCTACTATGGATGTACCACCGGTGTGAGTGGTCGTGGGTGTAAGTCCCCCCCGAGTGTGAGTCTTCTGGTTCGAGCGTTATTGCTCCCAGGAGATACTCGCGGGAGTTAGCCGGTTAGAGCGGTATTCGGTCGAACACGCACCTCATGGATTTGTCCCTGGGAGTGAATTGTCGAGGCACATAGAACTCTGCCACAGACTCGCCTCGTGTTCATGACGGGATGGATGTCCCCTTCTAAGTATCTTCTTTTTACGCTTTTAAGGGTTGGTGATGCGGGGCAATTTGTAACCAAAAGGTGCAAACAAAAGATAGCGTTTTTGAAGGAAATGTAGTAGTTTTTTTGAAAGCATCTTTCTTCTTCTTCAAACCCCCTACAAATGTTTCCGCGGCCCTTGTGATAACCTGCACAAAGTATACGAAAAACCTGATGAGAATGACAGTTCACCGTAGAGCATATCCCTGTTCGCGTAAGAGAGGGGCTCGCGGCACATACCCAGTCAAAGATTTTCGTGAGATGCTGGCACTCGTTAACTGAGACTGCCAGAATAAGGGAGCGAGATTAGGTAGCCTTGCTACTTGCAATCCCTACTGATACCTGCTAGGAAAATCCTGCGTATCAGCGTGCTAACACGTGAACACGTGCTGGTGAGCGCACACTCAACTCACCAACACGCGAACACATCACTTCATTACTTCAACAACTTCTTCCACGCGCGCTTGATGTCACGCACTGCACGCTTGCGCTTGATGCGACGCTTCGATGCACGCACACGCTTCTGCACGATGCTGATGCTCATGCTTCTCCTCCCTTCGTGAACGTGATGCGAATCTCAATGTCCTCGCGTGCGGGTCTTCCATCACAACCACACGCGAGACACTCAACACCCGCGAATCCAAGAATGTTCACAACGTCATGCACATCAAAGTTGTGACCGCAATAACACGCTTCGCGAATCCACCACTTGCGATTACTTCGCCTTCTTTCACTCACTTGCTTCTCCCTTCTGTACCAATCAACAAGCACACAAGTGTGAGCAAGAAGATGAACGAACTAAACACACTGACTTGCGTGTTCGTAATCGGTGACGTTGACGAGAGTGCGTTGTACACCCAATGCGCAACGATGTACGAGAGCGAGACACACAACAAACGAATCACCGCTCTCATTGGAAAACCTCGTAACTGTTCGCACTGAACTCACACACACACGCGAGTGAATCACGTTGACAGTCTTGACACCACTTGCACACATCACACAAGACTTCATAATCTTCAATGCTCGCTTCGCAATCAGCATTGACACACGACACGAACAACACCTCATCGGTGAATCGCTTGCGTGAGCCGTACCAATCACAATCATCAAGTGCATCAAGTTCTGCACTGCGTAGTGCTGTTATCTCGCGCGCACTGTTCCATGCACTGCTTGTGTATCCATACGTCGATGCTGGCTTGTATGAACTGTTACTGAACCAGATGTCACGCTTCGCGTAATCCCAATGTCCGAGTGACTCACCAAGAATTGTTACGGGCTCAACATCACTCTCAGCACTCAAGATGATGACCTTGCTGTTGCAACCTGAAACGAATCCATCAAGCACATCGAACACAACACGCGATGCATTGATGCCACGCGCACCACCGAACGATGGCAAGTAATCTTCCGCGAACACGCGTGAATCACTACGCCAATCACTCTTAGCAATCGTCACATCAAGCACACCGTTGTGAATCAGTAACGACTTCTCGTTGCTAATCGCGAACGGGTGAACACCATTGATGTCAACTGCACCATGAGTTGCGATGCGTGCATGAAACACGTGAGCAATGCAAACTTCTGCGTACTGCTCGTAGTGACTCAAGTAGTTGTCAATGGCTTCATCGGCAACCATGCTCTTACTGCTCACGAATGAGCGCGTGCCATCGTTGTTCTCAATCAAGAACGCATAACCGAATCCATCAGGGTTATACGCGCATGAACGGACAAGTTCTTCACGTGTAGGAATTGCATTGCCTATTGAAAGTATCGCTATACACATTTTTTTATCTCTCTCTCTTTTAGTTTTCTAGTGTGTTGTCTAAGCGGAATCTCTCGCCACCGATGATGCGTGATGCGAGAGGGTAATCGTGACCATGAACCCAACTTTCATAACGCTCAAAAGTGAGCGCACCCAAGTTGATGTCCTTGATAGTTAAGTTGCGCGTGTACTCAAGTGCGCTCGCAACAATCTCAATCGAACCAATCACCCTGTTGATGCTGAGTGATGGTCTGAAGATGCGCACTTCAACAGTCTGTGGCCAACTCAAGTTGATGGCATCAGCGTGATTAGGGTAACTCTTACCTGCACACTTCTTCACCACACCGCGATGACGTAACAGTACAAACGATGCGTAGTCACTCACGCGACTTGCGACACGCTCAAACTCAACATCGTTGTTCGCAAACAACAACGCGAATCGTGAAACGTGCGACACACCATCGAACGCAACACGCGAAACGTGTACGTGCAATCCTGCTGTCGTCGTGTTCCATGCACGCACACCAACGCTTGCTTGCTCACGCAACACTTCACCGAACTCTGGTGCGAACTCACGCCATGAATCAAGTGAACGAGGGTGACTAACAATCTCAAAACCATTGTTGAGTGAACCGTCGTACTTGAGATACGCATCGTCAGTGCTAATCGCTTGAGCAAACGCCTTCGCATTGGCATCACGTGTTGAACGACTAATCGGGTGCTCAGTCTCTAATTCAATTCCGTAGTACGCGAGAGAGGCACGCTCAATCGCAACACCATCGGCATCAACAATTTTTCCACGCGATGCATCATTGAAGTATGAACCGTCGCCTTGAACGCTGAACGTAATTGACTCAGGGTGAAAAATTGGTGATGGCTTGTAACCGTAACTCTGAATTATGTGTTCGTGTTCTTCATCGTGAGTGAAGAACTCATCGCACTGCTCGCACAAGTAACCGATGTTGTTAGCGCAATCATCACAATACGTTTCATCATTAATCCAATTACCATGAAACGAACGCAACGAGAACAACTGGCAACACTGACTACAACTGAACGTGTCGTCTTCAGCGCAACCTTCACACCACAACTGCTCACCGCGAT